TTGGACACAGTGATAGAAAACCTCACAAAGAAAGAGAAAGAATGGATTTTGTTAATGAAACGCTAGGTATTGATGATAGTTGTTGGATACGATTTAATCCAGATGAACATGATTTTGATATGTCAAAGGTAATTGGAAGAATATATCGACGAATGGAAGAATTAAAAGAACAAAAATATTTAAAACTCTTAAGTGAAAGAGAAGAAACAAAAACAGATGTAGAAGAAAGTAACACATCTATAGAAGAGAAAAAGGAAGAACCATTATGGGAATTACAAATCGAGGAAGTCACGGGCAAATTTACCGCGCCACCAAAGGAATACTTGATTGAAAAATTAAAGACCCATAATATTTCAGATATAGCAAAAAGTTATGGAATATCGTGTCATCCAATCACTAAGTGGTTAAAGCAGTATGAAATTAATATAAAAGAATTTCATAATTACGATGCACCACCAAAAGAAGACCTGATAAAATATGCTGAAAAAATGACACAGGCCGAAATAGCAAATCAATACAAAGTGTCACCTCATATAATTCGTAAATGGTTAAAGCATTATGATTTAGATATAGTAAAACTTAGATCTGCTATAAAACCAATAACAAAAGAAGAATTAATTGAATTAAGAAACAATAATACAGAAGAAGAAATTGCTGAAAAATTAAATATATCTTTACTTAATCTTCAAAAATTACTAAAGACACATAGTATTTATAAAATGCCAAATAAAGAAGAATTAGAGAAGAAATTATATGAAATAAACAAAGATGATTTAGCCAAAGAATATAATACATGTAGAACAACCTTGCGAAAATGGATAAAATCATATGGTTTAGAAGATATAAGATGTCAAGTATCTCAGAATAGCATTAAAGTATGTGCGATAAATGAAAGTAACAATGAAAAAACAGTATACACAAATATAAAAGAAATGTGCAAACTGTTACATATTGGAAAAAAAACATTTTATAAAAATGTAGATCAGAATACATATTATAAAGGATATAAATTTGAGTATATAAAGGAGGATAAAGATGATTAAATTTTATAATTACTGTAAATATAAAATTGAATTTGAAAATTGTTTTAAATATAAAATATAGTAAGTAATTATGGAAAATAATATAAAATCTTTTAATATAGGTGATTATATTGAATATGAATATTATGGTTCTAAATCTTATGGATGTATTGTTTCTAAGAACAAAGATTCCTTTGATGTTATAAAAATATATAATGGACAAATATGGTGTCTTGTTAGACCTATTAGAAAAATATCAAAAGAAGAGTTTTTTTCTAAATTTTATATATCTGACGAATATCAAAGCGAACTTTTAAAAAAAATGGATGTGCTTCCAGAAGATTTTCAAAATATGATAAAAACTAAAATTGAAAAGAAGAGACTTACTATCATCACCAGAATGGTATTATTTTGTTTAATAAATAAGATTAATTACCCAAACACAAATAATATAACAATAAATGACGAAGTATGGGCAATAAAATGGTATATTTTAAATGTTTTAAGAAATCATGAACCGTATAGTATTAAAAAAACACTTGATTTTTGTCACGGGGCAACAGAACTGGTTAAAGAGTTTATGGTCACTAATATTAATTTTATGGTTTCAATGCAATTTCAACCGCATTATTTGTCTTATATGATGATTATATTGATTCAAGAACGATGGTTAGAATTTATTTATAAAAAAAACTTAATAAGTTCGCGCGAATATTCATCTAGACACTTTCTAATAGGTATTAAAAAGTTAGAAGTGTTTTTAGTTCTAAAACAGCCAATAGTTGATGATATTAATTTGGAAATATATATTTTCAAAGATAAATCTAATTATAAGATCCATACATCTTTGTTAAATGTTATTGATACTAAAATTGTATTTGTAAATAATTATAACAAATATTTATCAAATAAGAAGTCAGAATGTTCTAAAAGAATAAAAGTCAATTTAGAAAAGTGTATGACGTCAGATAATTGTTTTAAAATAGTAAATATGAAGACAGAACAAATACCAGACGCGCTTCACAGAACAGAATGTCCAAAATTTATTAAAAAAATAGATGATTGTTCTTCTTTTTACTTAAATAGTCAGAATAATATATTGATTCAAAAACATAAATACTTAGGTAGTTGTGAAGTGGTACACTTTAATCTATATTGTGTGAAAACTGAAAAAATGATGGGATCTTTTGAATTTAACATAGACGATGAAGATTTAAGTTTTATAGATTTAGACGATATAAGAAAATTATAATAAATAATTTTTATAACTTATTTAAGTTATAAAAAGATAAATTATTTTAATGGTACGAGTTTCAAAGCACAATATCTCATAAGAGATGGCTGATTGTCTTTTTTCTTTTTAGATTTTGAAGTATTTTTTGGTTTTATAACATTCTTTTTTACATTTTTTTCTTTTTCTAGTTGTTCATAGAACTTTTGAAATGCTTCATGATGATATATAAGTTTTTTTTCTTTTTGTTTAGGAGATTCTGGGATTATAACCTTTTCATTGACTTTTTTTGGACTGTTCAAAGGAGTTTCTGGGATTACAACCTTTTCATTGACTTTTTGTGGACTGTTCAAAGGAGATTCTGGGATTACAAACTTTTGTTTGAGTTTTCTTGGACTAGGAGTTTCTGGAATCGTAATCGTATAACTTTCATATTCTACAAAACCGTCTTCATATTCAGTTTCAAATTCTATATCAAATTCTATATCTACTTTTGTTTTCATTCTCAAATGGTCTTCAATATCTTTGAATTTTGATAAATCTATTTTATTCAATTTACAATATAAAACAGTTTTACCCCAAATTTTTGTTTTTGTATTCACAGGATAGACAAGAATAGGGTTATCAGACAATTTAACATATTCTTCATATGATAAATTAGAAAGTGAACCATTTGGAGTGTGTTCATCACACACAAGACAGATTTTACAATGCGATGGTGTATGTTTATAAATCTGTTGTCTTATTGATTCAAGAGAATCATCATCGAGAATAGAAAGAACAACTTTCCTACCATTCTCAACAACAAAAATATCCGTACTAAATGAACTATTCATTGTGAATTCTAAATTTTAACAGAAAAGTTAAATAATAAATTCAATTTTTTTGAAAACTTTAACTGTCTTTTTATTATGTTATAATAAAAGGATTAAAAAATTACGCTAATTCATAATATTTACCACGAATAACTGTTTGGTCACTAAGATAGTTAGTAAATGTTGTAAATGGTATATTAATTTCTTTAGCACATAAAATAATTGAATCATATTCTCTTAGTAACTCTTTAGTTTTGACATCGAATTCTTTCACAATTTTATTATGGCGTTTTTTATCAACAATACCAAAGTTATTATATCTTATTCCTAATCCTAATATTCCAACTAAATTTTTAGTCTTACTTTGTGATGAAGTAAGAACTCTACCTCTACAGAAAAAAGATTCAAGAACTTCTTTTATATTAAGAACATCATATTTATTCAATTTAAACTCTGGATCTAATTGTTTCTTCCATTCAGTAAAATAATGAAGAAAATCGTGATAACTTATCTTATATAAATTATTGACAGCACATTCTTTCTCAATAAATTCCTCGAAATCAAAATTACAAACTGTTTTAGTATAAATTAGTGGTTTTAATCTTAATCCAGTAAAAACATGCCTTCTTTGATTATCAATAAAAATTCGAGTGTCTTTAAAATTTGAATTCATAAAAAGTATAAACTGTGTTTCAACCATCTCCATAGGTGTTCTACCCCATATTTTAAATGCTAATTTTAAGTCAGATTGAATTACATGAAAACCAGAACCTTCTTCACAACAATCCAAAACAAATTTTTTGAAATCAATTGGATCATTTTTTTCTCTTAACTTTATATTATCAATATTATACTTACTATTATATACTTTTTTAACCTTCGTAGATTTTAATTCATCTTCATCTTCTTTTTCGACGTCTTCATTTTTTTCGTTATTATTTTGTTCTAAATCTTCTTCAATAATATTATCTTCTTTGTCTTCAGTCTCTTCTTCATCTACTTCATCTTGATTATTAATATCATCTTCTTCATTAATATTTATATCAATTTTTACTTGCTCACAATCTTTATATTTATCTCTAGAATCATTTATAAATTTAATACAATTATTCATTTCTTTCATAATAACATCTAATTTAACTCCATATAACCACTCTCTATCTTGATCCATATGATTTTTTACTCTAAATTTGCTTAAAATTTGTAAAACCATGCTTTCGACAGTTGATTCTTCTCCTTTGTTTCTAACTTTTATTACATAATCAACTTTATAATCATTAGGCGCCCCAGTAGCATAACTATTCAATCTATTATTGAAAGAAGAAGATTTACCAATTTTATAATATCCTTTAAAAAAATCATTGCTTAAAATATAAACACAATGAGATCTTGCATATTTATCACGCTGTTTTCTTTCAATTTTTTTATTCAAATCTTTAATAATATTTTCAGATATTTTTTTTTCTAATTCTAATTTATTATTTAATTCATTTACTTTCTTATGCTCCTCTAAAGTTATTTCGTGTATAAGTTCTTCTAAATTTAAATAATAATCATGTATTTCATCTGCTCTTTTTGTTCCTGCTTTCAAACAAAACTTTTTGAAAGTGTTTATACTAAGTGTTATTTTTTCTTTATTTTGACCTCCATTTACAGTATCCAAAAGCGCTCCACCAGTCGGTGGAGCGCTTTTAATTTGGTAATCGACTTCTTTTATGAAATTTTTTTCTAATAATCGTTTTGCAGGATCTTTTCTTGAGAAACCACACCATTTCCAGACAGTATCAAAATCAATTATAAACTCATTTTTCGACTGATGATTTAAAAAACAATAAAAACTTGCTATAAATATCTGTTGATCTTTTGTAGTAAATTTTTTAGATATTTTATCAATTATCTTGCTTGTAATAGACTTAGTAAACATATCAACAGAAGTATTTTCAATAATACTCACAATATCCAATTTATCATTATTAATAATTTCCATTATAATATTATTATTTTATTTATAAATTCATTTCTTTAAATCAAAATTTGAAAATGCATATAATTTTTGTAAAATTTTACAAAAATATAATCGTTAATTAAAATATGTGTTTTAAAATGAATATTATTTTTGTAATTTTTTACAAAAATTAAAATGTAGGATATTTAAAAAATTAAATCTAATACTTTAAATAATTATAACTTTTAATATCTTTTAATCAATTTTATAGATACAGAAATTATTATTTCTATTAGATTTTATTTGAACTGATTTTTAGTATGGTTTAAACGACCATGACAGCGCTTGAAAAAGATTCTTGCAAACTTCATTATGAAAATTAAGTCTATCGATAGTTTTTAACATTGAGAAATCTTCTTTTTTACAAGGGTGTTTGTGCTTGATTAAAAGCTGAAATAATACGAATTGGGTATTTATAAAGTTTTTTCGATCAATATGTTTATACATTTTATCATACATTTCAGTCAGAATATGAAAGTCTTCAAGTAATTTATTTTCTAAATAACCTATATCATCTGGTTTTATACCAGTCATATTATAATGAATTAAATTTACGTTTTCATAGTGTTTAGTATATCCGAGTTCTTTTAAGAAAATATTTATATGTTCTTTTGTTATATTCTTAAATCTCTCATTTTTATGAGTGCTTTTATCACCAACAAGTAAATGATGTAATTCAAATTCTCTCTCAAGATCAGTATAAACTTTTTCATTTACAGTTGAATTTTGCTTACCCTGGTACTGGTTTATACAATCGCGGAAGTGGATTGCCCTATCGTACAAATATTTACTCGATATATTTATTCTGTCAATGTCTTTATACGACGATACATTTTTAAGGATGTATTGTTGAGCAGAACATTCACAGCATATATAAATATTACCTTCATCAATGTCAAATTCTTTACCGTTACAATTTTTACAGATAATTTTATCTTTTTTATCAATATTTATATTTAAATCGACGTATTTATTAGCTAATTCAATATAATTATTAATAATTGTTTGTTTTTCTTTATTATTTTTAGAAGAGCGACCCATAAAACTAATTTTTTCAGGTTTTTCTAAAATTTCTTTATATTTTTCAATTAAAACAGCGCTTTCGATTATATAAAAATTTTTAGAATGTTCAGTTTCTAAATCATTTATATAATCTTTTAATTCATTTTTCTTTAAGATTAAAGTATCTTTAACATTCGATCTTAAATTAATAATTTCAAGACTTTTTTCAATGTCTTCTAATTTTTCTTTAAATTCGCTTATTTTTTCTTTTTCACTTTGAAAATTTTGTAAAATTTTATTATTTATGTATAAAATATCTAAATCTATTGACATCTTTTTATTATTTATTTATACGTTTTAAATATACTTAATCATATTTAATACGAAATCACCTTTTTACAAAAATATTATTTTATTTTATTTCTAATATCTCTCTTTTACTTTTTATATATAAAAATTACATATAATGCAAATAATATCATTATTACAGCTATTGTATTACATATTGTCATGAAATTGTTTCGTTTATTTTTATGTTTTATTACCTTATAATCATCATTATCATCATCTTCAGAAAAAGCTAATGGTGTTGGTATTGAACACATATTACAATATTCTTCTTTAGTTTCAACCATTTTATTTATATTATATTAAGAAAAGATTTTTTTTACTTAAGTTACTTTTGTTTTTGTTTATTTTCTAATATATTTTTTAGTTTAATTTTTCGCAATTCTTTCTCTGCGTTTACGTTATCATTCATATCTTTTATTTTTAAAAATATTTTATCTAAATCAATATTTTTTGTTTCATTTTCATTTTCTATTTTCATTTGTTCATTTTCTAAAATTCTTTTTCTTTCATTTTCTTCTTCTTTTTTCATTTGTTCATTTTCTAAAATTCTTTTTCTTTCATTTTCTTCTTCTATTTTCATTTGTTCATTTTCTAAAATTCTTTTTCTTTCTTCTAATTTTTTATTTAATATTTCAGTTTCTTTTATTTCTTCTTTTAATACTGAATTTAAAACTTCATTTTCTCTTTTTTTATTTTCATTAATTTTATTTATTATTTCATTTTCTTTTGTATTTTGTAATATTTCATCTAACAATTTTTTTATTTCTTTTAAATCTTTTGAATATTCTTCTTTGTCTTCTTCTATTTTTGTTTTTTCTTCTATTTTTGTTAATATATTATTTATAATTTCTTTTATTATTTTATTACTTTCTTCTTGATCATCTTTTGTTATTATAATTTCTTTTAGAGGTGATACTTTACAATTTTTGTTACTAATAATAGATATAGAATACTCTAAAACTTGTTTTTTTATTTTATTTAAATCTTCATTATGTTTTTTTATTATTAATCCAATAACAGAACAAAAAAATATAATTAAAGATCCAATAACAGTATAAAATATAATATCATTATCCATATTTATATTATATTTAAATATATATTCTTTAAAGTCTATTTTATATAAAAAATTTTTATAAAATAAAAAATATGATACCAATTTGGTATTATATTATAAACTAGATATATTTTATTTACGCTATTACATCGTTTCTTGCCAAAACAGAATTTCATCCGTATTATGTAAGAGTTGTATGAACCCCATAAACCACTTAAGATGTTGATACTCAAGACATTGAGACAAATTTTTATCTCTACAACCGATTCTAAGTATTGGAACCTTGATTTTTTTATGTTTATCAGCCTTCATACGCCATATAGGCGTATCCCAAAAATAATCGTATTCATTCAAATCCTTCTGAATCATTTGAAGCCTCTCTTCTTTTTCGATTTGACTTTCTATCTGTTTTATTTGTTCAAGTTTTCCTTTAGTCAATAAAGCCTCTTTTATACAGACATCTAATAAATGTCTGTCTTTACCAATAACAGAAATAACATCTCTAGGCGTTTTTACTTTTTCATCAAAATAACCTATGCATAATTTAGCATATTTAAGTAAATGATGATCGGAATGACCATCAAAAGTCTTAACATCGGAAGAAAAAGTAACTTTTTTGCTCATATCTGGACGTGAATACAGAAACTAATATTTTTTATTAAACCTGTAAAAAAAAATCAATTTTTTTTGAACCTTATGTTATTTAAAAAGAAATTTAATAATATAAAAATAATATGGATGAAAATACAATAATTGAACATGTTTCTAATAAAATTAACATTTCAGAAATACATGATAAACCTTCTAATTACATTTTTGTAGAGAATGTATTTCCAATTGAATATTATAATAAAATATTTGATAATTTACAAAACGTTACTCCTTTCTATAAAAAGCAAGTACATGTTGGAAGTAAAAGAGATTTTTTTGGTTCGTACGATACAAGAGAACAAATTTATGTACCTGAAGAATTGCAAAATTGTCTCCAATTAGATTTTTTTAAACAATTAAAAAATATTTTATCATCTGAAAAAGTATTTAAATCGTTTAGAGATAAATTTGATGAAGGATATAATCTAAGATTTCCAGGAGAAGATATAACAACAATAAAGAATTCTCTTAACCCAACTTTATTATTAACAAAACATAAGGAGGGTTATTATCTTGGACCACATACAGATAGAAAAGAAAAAGTTATGACTTGTATTTTCTATTTTCCAGAAACAGATGATATGGAACATTTAGGTACAGCAATGTATAAGCCTAAACAAGAAGGTTTTACTTGTAAAGGAGTTGTACATCATAATCCTGATAATTTTATTTTCACTCATAAAGTACCATGTAAAAAGAATTCTGCATTAATTTTTTTCAGAGATGATAAATTATTTCATGGTGTTGAATCTATGAGTACTGAAGATGCCAAAATATCAGAAAGATATAATATACAATTTAATTATTGGTTACCATGGGGTTCAAATAAGTAAAATTATCATTTTAATATAATACCAAAAAAAGGTATTACATTTTTAAATTTTGAAATACTCCTTTATATTGGATATAGAAGTCTTACTAATTTTTCTAACTTGATTAGTTGATGTTGTATATGACAAACCATCTATGCATGTTGGATCATCTTTTAGATGTTGAATTAAATCAAATAAATCTGAGAATTTAGATGATATAACCTTAGCTGTTACTTCATTTATCGTAGGAATTTGACATAAAACGATGTCCATAAAATTATCTTTTGTAATATTTTCATTTTTCTTCTTTTTTACAACTGAAATATATTCTTTTTCAATTCTTGAATCATCTTTTGGATAATATGATTGCTTATCTTTTTCTTTATTTAATTTATATGCCATATTCAATATAATAAATGCCGTTTCTGCAACATTTTCACTACGATAAACAGAGAAACCTTTAAAATGATTCAAACTAAAAACAGATGAATAAACCATTTGTTTCTGTGTTGTTAAGTTTTTAAAAGTTCCTTCAATAAGATAGATAATATTATGATTTTCATGTTCAATACCATTTAATCTAAATGATTGTTCAGTATATCTTCCATCTGTTATACTTGATAACAGATCTGAAACTGATTTTCTTTCAATAATTAATTTATCATTTTCTTCATTATCTTGGATTATAATATCTCCTAAATCTAAATTTTTTGTAATAATTTCAATATCTTTATATTTTTCTTTAACTTTATTACATTCTTCAATCAATTTCGATTCTCTACAATCAATAATAAGTTTCATTATATATTCTTTATTTATATGAATCAGTCTTTAACTTGTTTATAATTTTTATACAAATTTATATAAAAATTTTATTTTCTTTTTGAAATAATTTTCTTTTTTGATTTACTTTTCTTTTTTGATTTACTTTTCTTTTTTGATTTTCTTTTCTTTTTTGATTTTCTTTTTTTGCCATCTTCAAAACCAAGAAAACTAAAAACACGTTCAAAAATGCTAATATCATCTATTTTAGTTGTATCAATATATTCTTTTTTTTCAGTTCTCATCCTTTTAGAAGGTCGTTCATCTTCCTCCTCTTTTAATTTATTATCATCTAATCTATTAATAGATAATATAATTTCATCTAATTCAGCATATTTTATTTCATTAAAAACAATATCTTTACTTATTCCTTGTGATATTATTTTATTTTTTAAACTTTCAAAAGATTCAGAATTTGAAGTAATTATATTAATTTTACTAAGTTTATGACATCCATCAAATATCTTTCTTCCAATAATTATATAATCATATATAGATATAGACCTAAGCCCACTCCAACTAAATACATTATCTCCTATAACTTTAACATTTTTTGGAATGATTATACTTTTTAATTTACCACATAAACTAAATGCATTATTTCCAATTTTAGTAACAGAATTAGGTATAATTATACTTTCAAGATTATAATATCCTTCAAACGCATGATCTCCAATTTCTGCAAAACCATTTGGTATTATATATGAAGATATACTAAGCATTTGTTCTAAAGAAGTAATATTAGATGGACCTGTAAATATATTTTCAGCCATTTATTTTAATTAAATATAATTAAAATTAAAATTAAATATTTTATAAAGATTCATCTTTTTCTTTTTCAAGAATCGAATAACTTTCATCTACATCTTTTTCAAAATCATTTTCAAAATCATTTTCAAAATCATTTTCATATTCTTCTTTGATTTCTTCAATAATTTCTTCTTTAATATTAGGTAATTCTGCTGGTAATGATAAATCTTGTCCAGTTTTTACTATTTCAGGAACTATTTCATCATCTTTATTTTCTTTAACATCTTCTTTTGTGTCTTTTTTAATTTTTTGTTTAAAATCGAATACAAAAGGTTCTGTAATAAAATTAATCTTTCTCTTTTTAAATAATTTGGGAATTACTTTTTCTTCTTTTTCTAAATTATTAATTTTATTTTTTAAAATTTTATTTTGTTTTAATAATCTACTAACTAAACTATTATCTTCTTCTTTTTCTTTAATATAAGTTGTTTCACTTGTTGTAGATGATGAAAATAAAGCATTTAAACTTACTTTTACAAGCAAAAAGATTGATATAAATAGTAAAACATTTGATAATAAGAAAGGATTCAAGAATAAAAATATACATAATATGAATATAAAAATATTAATAACTGTATTTTTAAAAATTGAATACAACTCTTTCACAATTTCTTCTTCATCCTTTTCATAAACATTTATTGTTCTATGATTCATTTTTATTTTGTAATACAAATTTTTTTTTTTAAATAAAAAATTATTTAAAAAAATTATATAATTATTCTTCCTTTTTCTTCATTTATCTTACAATTTTCAAATGCATCAGATAATGAAAAATTTTTATATTCTAAAAGTGGATAATTTGTTAGTTTATGTAAAATATTATTTTTAAATGCTTTAATTCTATTTTCTTTAGATTGATAAACCATACCAATAGTTTTTTCATATTTTTCATGTAATTCTTTATTTATATAAAACATAACTAATGCTGTTCTTTCAATTGTTGTGTGAAAACCATGATATGAATGGAAGGATTGTGCGAAAATACAAACAGAATTTGATTTATATTTAGCATTTTTAAATGGTATCATATTTTTATCATACATAATTGTTCCATTGTTGTATTGTTCTTCTTCAGAAAGAGTATCATCATCATTTGGAAAATAAAATACAAAACTTAAAAATTTTGAAGGAATATCAGTATGAATATTTTGAAATTTATTTTTTCCAGTGTATACAAATTCAAATTCATCTTTATGTATTTGTAATTCAGAAAAAAAATTAGGATTTAAATAAAACTTTGATAATATAGATTTTTTTATTTCTTTATTATCAAAAATTTTATTTAATTTACTTAATATCGGGTCGTAATCAATATACTTTGTAAAATTAAATCTTGAATTAACAAATGTTTTATTATCTTGTTCTCTAGATTCTATTTTATCTGGATTGGTGCATTTACTTTTTAATTTATTATAAAAATCATCTGGAAAAATATCCTCGATGTATAAATGATAAAAAGGTTCTTTTCCAACATTTGATGATTCTATTTTATTTAGAATATATTTAATTTCATCCATTTTATTTTTATATAATTGTTTTTTTATATATAAATATAAAATTATGGATTGTGTCAAACATTTACCAACTGAATTATTAAGAATAATATGTGAATATCATCATTGTATAAAATGTTATAATAATAACTTATATCATTGCTACAATTGTAGAGAATGTAATGTCGACAGAAAAAGTCATTTATTTTGCAACGTATGCGATAAATGCTTTCCAAAATATGTTAAAATATACATGAATTCAACAAATTACGCTAAATTAAATTATCACGAACACTGTAATTCATGTAATGGATTAATGAAAGTAAATTTACGTAATCATTTATATATATGTACAAATTGTCATGAAGAAAAAATCTAATTAAATTTAAAAGAACTTTTGTTATTATAATAATGATTAATCTTGAACCTTATGAACAAAAAATATTTTCTCAAAATGGAGAAGATGGTATTACATTAAAATTAGTAGAACTTATATATAATAATGATAATCATCATAAATTCTTTGTTGAATTTGGTGTAGAAAATGGTTATGAATGTAATACGCGTATTTTGAGAGAATTTTTTAATTGGAATGGATTACAAATGGATGGTTCAAATGAAAATCTTACAATAAATTTAAGAAAAGAGTATATTTATAAAGAAAATATTATAGAATTATTTAATAAGTATGATGTTCCACAACATATTAATTTAGTATGCGTTGATATCGACACTAATGATTTTTATTGTCTACATGAGATATTGAAATATTACAGTTGTGATATTATCATATGTGAATATAATGCAACTCACTTGCATAATGAAGATAAAGTAATGATTTATGATAGAAATAATATTTGGGATAGAACTAATTATTTCGGTGCATCATTGTTGGCTTTAAATAACTTATGTAAAAAATATAATTATACATTAGTTTATTGTGATAACAAAGGTGTTAATTGTTTTTTTATACATAATAGAATATTGTTTGAAAAGAAATTAAATTTTATCAATGCTGGAATTGTAGAAAAAATATATAAACAACCTAAATATAATAATGGTCCTAATGGTGGACACCCACAAGATCCAAATAATCGCAAATATATTACATCAGAACAAGCATTATTAATTTAATTTTTAATTTGTCTTTTTAATGATTTTCGTCTCTTGGATCTTCCTTTTTTTGATTTTGATGATGTAGATGATTTATTTGACAATGGTTTTTTATATTTCATACGAGATGATTTCGGACTTTTTAAATAATTCAATAGTCTATTTAAAATGACTTCAGCATTTTCATCATAACTATGAGATATATCTCTATATTTATTGTTAGATCTAACATCTATATCTGCGCTATGAACAATATTATTTAATAATTTTCTTTCATTTGTAAATTTACCATATTTAGATCTTAAAATAGCAGATAAACCTATTTGTTGTATACTAGCGCCATCTTTATATTTTGTTATCATTTATGATAAAAAAATATTTTAATTTCATTTAAAATTTCTAATTGAATGTTCAAATTTACCATATTGATTTGTTACAAAAAATGTATTATCTTTCAATATATTCACATTATCATGTGTATGACCAAAAATCCACATAAAAACATTATCTTTAGAAAATATATGACTTTGATCGCTTGTAAAGTATTTAGGAATAAAATTACGAAATTTTGATTTTATTAATGATACGTGAGGGCAATGATGAGTTGCTATTATGTAATTTTTGCGTTTATTTTGTTCTGTTATGTTCTGTAACCACGCACTATGATCTAAATGATATAAGTTTTTAGTTTTAGGAAGTTCAGAGAATAATGTACAACCTGCTAAAACAATATTATCTTGTTCATCTATAGTATGTTCTGTTTTTTGAAGATAAAATAGATTATTTCTCATTTCACAAATGTTTTTAATTCTTAATTCAGTTGGAGATATATCAGAACAATCTTTTAAAGTATCAAATTCATGATTTCCAGATAATATAAATACTTTATCAAACATAGATGACATATCTAGCATGAAATCTTTATAATTTGTTTGTGAAGGATAACCAATATCTCCAGCTAAAATTAAAAATGGTTTATGAGGTTTTATAATCCTTTTAAAACCAATTTCTAAGTGCAGATCCGATGCGATTTGTAGTAATGAAGAACTTTTAAGAATTAGCCGATTCATTGAAACATGTAATAATTTTAATTTAGATAAAATTAAAATTCAATTTAAGATTTTTTCTTTAACTTTCTAAAACTTTTTCTTTTTAAACTTTTCTTTTTTAAACTTTTTTTTAATTTTCTAAAACTTTTTCTTTTAAAACTTTTTTTTAATTTTCTAAAACTTCTTTTTAAACTTTTTCTTTTTAAACTTTTCTTTAACTTTCTTAAACTTCTTTTCTTTTTTCCATCTGAAAGATTATTTAAAGCAAATGACTGATTTAAGATTTTTTTTCTTATAAATTCTATTGTTTTTTCTATAGGTATATCTGGAACAGTATCAATATAATCTGCAATTTTATCAGATGATAATAATTCGAATTTTTGTTTTAGATAATCTATACTTACAAAATTTATTATAAAATTATCAGTTGGTATCTGCTTATAGAATATTTTATTATCTTTTGTTATTTCTATAAATAATTTATAACTATTTAATTCTTTATTGCATACAGAAATATCAATCATATTAAAGACTGGAGTTTCGATTATTATATCTCTTATTGTTTTATACTTATATTGAATACCATATTTAATTATACCTCTATCTACATCTTCTTCACCAACAATGTTAAATTCAATTGAATTTTTTATACTATTGATGATATCATTTATAATAGGTGTTGCTTTTTCATCCTCTATATGTTTAAGTAATTCAATATCGTCTATATTAATTTTTTTACATTCATTACTAAAATTTTCAGAATATTTATAAAATTTATTTTTAATTATTTCTATCTGGTCTTTAACACTAATATCTTCTTTTGATGGAATATATTTTAGATCTATATCATATGTTTTATAATTCAAATTCTTTTCATTATTTAAAACAATAGATAAACCTCCATCAATATATAATATACCATCATTTTGTAAGTCAAATGTAATTTTACCGATTATTAATAATAAATATTTAAATAAAAAATAAAAAATTATTATTTTTTTTACATAATTAATATCTTTCATAGTATACGAATCATAATTAGACAACTGAAATCTTATATTATCAATATCAGAATTATTAAAGTGATAATTAACAAATAAATCATCAATTATTTTATATTTTTTTTTATTATTTTCGGATGATACTATTGGTAGCGTAGGTATTAATACTTCTGATACTATTGGTGTTGTTGGTGCTATTGGTGCTGTTGGTGCTATTTGTGCTATTGGTATTAACGGAATTGGTCGTGTAGGTTTTAATATGTCTTTACATTCTCTTTTTTCTCTTTTTTCTTCAGCTATTAATTCTTTTTGTCTTATAATAGATTTAAATTTAGGTAATAAATCATTCGTAATTTTATTAAGAAATTTATTTTTCAAATAGTATTTATAGTATATATTAAAAGTTTTATTCTCTGCAATATTTAATAAACAGCATTCAAGAATATTTAATGTATCATGTATCTCATCATCTTTAATTTCTTTATCATTAAAAATTATGTTGGTAATATCATCTTTATATTGTTCTGTAGTAAATCTTTCTAAAGGTTCTTCAAAAGATTTTATTAGTATTGTTAATTCTTTTTTTTTGGTGTTATACAAGTGATCAACCATACCTTGTAAATATAACATAATATTTATTTTATCTAATACAATAAGCAAATCAATATCATCTTCAATATCTTTACAAAAATTATCAAAATTATACCCGTAATAAAAATGTTTGAAAAAAATAAGATAAACATTTGGATATTTAGAATCTGTATGATTTCTAATAACTTTACAATAATTTTTATAAAAATAATAATATTTATTTGTTTTATCGTTTAAAGTTTTTAAGATGTTCGTGCTATTAAATATTGTAATTCTACTTTTTAATCTTTTTGCTAAATCATTAGATGGAATATATATTATTTTTAATATTTCATCATATTCATCTTTATCTTTTATTTGTATACTAAGTTTATGCCATGATTTTTCATCATCCGTTAATAATAATAATAAATTTTTTTTAAGTTCATCTTTTAAATCACTTTTTACAATTTTTAAAAATAAATTTTCATATCTTTTCATTAAATTTAAATCTTTTTTATCTTTTAATAATTTATTTAACTCTTCAAATGTAACTAGATCGATATTATCAATAATCATATCTATGCACTTAAAAATCTTTTTAAGTAATTCTACATTTTTATAATCATCACCAATGTCAATAAAAAAACTTGATTTACCATTAAAATAATTTAAAAAAGATATTACAATTTTATTTTTATATTTTTCAAGAACGTTAATTTCATCTTTTGTTAATGTTTCGTTAATAATATTTTCATCTGCTATAATCTCTTTTATATTTTTAATAATATATATAATTAATTCTTTCTCTTTCATATTTATTATAATGGAAAAAAAATGATTTTATATTTTTCCTTTTTAACGATAAACATATATTCAAAGTATGAACTGTTCCTGTTGTTTTGATACCATTATTAATGATTGCATTACATGTGATTCATGTAAAAACAGCACATGTAGTGAATGTTTAGTGAATTATCTCATAAATATTACACCTGACATGATAAAAACTAAAATTAACAAAGACATGAATGGCATAGTATGTCTAAATCCTGGGTGCGGATTTACACTCGATTTGTATGAAATATCACGTTCCTTATCTAAAGATAGTTTCAACGTCTTTCACAAGATTTGGAATAACTTGTTTCGTTACAAAGTTGAAATAGATACACTTCAGATCAATAAAGAACAAAAAGATGAAACAATGTCTATTGTGAACGAATGGTCTGAACTACTCACACCCAAGTGTCCATCATGTAATCAAGGCTTTAATGAATTTGATGGATGTTTTTCAATCAAATGCTCAAGATGTAAACATCATTTCTGTGGATGGTGTTTAGATTACCACGGTGAATCACGTGCAGTCCACATTCATGCAACATATTGTAGAAAAAAGGAAGGTATTAACATTAATGATGATTACTATGGTTCAAAAACCGAGTTTGATATATGTTTGTCACGAAATGTGATGACAAAAATCAATCATATTCTAATCAAAAACAATGATAAAAAATATTCTGACGCACTGTATAAGATGAAAAAACAGTTTGAGATGCATGGTCTGTTTATAGATGATACTACTTGTTTATTGTATCAAAAAGATTTCATATACAAACAACATGATAGAACATTCGATGTATTGTTAGAAGAGAGAATAATTAATACACGATTATTTGAAGAATTTCATGGTATAACTGAACAAGAAAGAATACGTCGTCATAACGAACGCCAACGTCAGATACAAGAGGAGGAAGAAAGACAACGTCAGATAGAAGAAGAAGAACGACTACAAAGACAGCGTGAAGCTGAAAGACGTTTAGAAGAATATGAAGAAGAAGATCGAATTCAAGCTTTAATAGATGAAGAAAATAGAAGACACGTTGAATTCGAATTAACACATTTTAGACACGAAATAGAACGCATAGAAGAAAATAGACAACGTAGATTATATCATCTATATCATGCCTACTTTAAAATGATATGCAAAAATAAATATATTCCCCAATTTAGAGAATATGAAAAAGATCTATTACCATATATATTATCAGAAAAGGGAATTATAACACCAGTATATGAAAAAACGAACAGAGAGTTGGAAGAATATATTGATCGTATATCTAATTTTTGTCGTATAAATATGCCAAAATCAAAAATAATACAATGTGGTAATTGCGGATACCATGGACACAATAAACGAACATGTTTTAATAAATAAATATATATATTTTTAAATTTTATAAGTTTAAAAATAATTTTATCTACACTTCTTAATTAAAAATTCATCATCTGTTGTCTCATCACTATATTTAGATAAATACATCCTACAATTACCATATTTCTTATTATAATCTTCAATACGTTGAAGATTTGTTACAAAATTATCAAATCCATTTACTGTATATTGTTTTTTGTAAATAGTCGTATAATCAGCATATTGTCTTGCTAATTCCTTCTTATTTATCAAATGAGATCTAGAAGGCATGAATAATGATAATAGTAAAACTTTTAATAACATTCTATTTATTAAAAGTAAAATTCTTTTTAAGTTAAAATTTTTTTAATTTTATACATTGTAATTTTTTCATTCTTAAACTCTTCAGAAATAATATTAAAAATTGTTTTTAACGATTTTCCTTCTTTCTTTAATTCTTTTACACGAATATCTAAATCATCATCCTCAATAATAAATATATTCTTCTCATAATCAAGTTTTACTCCATTGCTTGTTTGTTTAAATCCATTAACTTTTATTTTATTTGAATGAATATCATCATGACAAGATGAACAAACGTTTATTAAATTACTTTTTCTATTTTTATGAATATTTTCTTCTTCAATGATTCCATCTTCATTTGATTTATGTTGTTCTACTATATGATGTATTTCTTCAGTTTTGTTATTACAAAGATTACACACATCAAAAAATACTGTATTATTATAAACACTTGGTTTCAGAGGAACAATCGTTTTACTAAAGCCCTTAAGTTCTTGTTTTATCTTATTAGCACATAATAAAAATTCTGCTGGTAAATCTAGCGATTTACACACTTCTAGACCATATTCCCTCGAACCTTGTCCTTCCTTTAATATTCTATTATAAACTAAATCATTATTTTCATCACATGTTACTTGAAGATGATATACATGAACATTTTTAGCGTTCTTTACAACTGATATATCTGTTAAATCATGTAAATGAGTAGCCATAAGAAAAGATATTTCATTTCTTGACATAAAATCAATAGAGGATGAAATCAAAGACAATGCTGATATATTTTCAGTTCCAGAACATAATTCATCAGATATAACTAATGATTTTCTATCTGATTTTTTAATTATTGTTCTTAATTCTGAAACTTCAACTTGAAATAATGATTGTCTTAAATTATCTGAACTTGGTATTCTTGAGAATATTTTAGTATATGGACTATAAATAAAACGATCACATGGAACATAGCATCCACTTTGTGCCATAATTAGAGAATTACCAACACTTTTTAACAAACTAGACTTACCAGCACCGTTATAACTATATAATAACATTCCTTTTTTATCATATCCAATTTCTATATCATTTGCTATATATGGAATATCTGTTTGAATATTTTCAATTAATATATGTCGTATTTTATTTGCTTTTATATATCCATATTCTTGTTCATCAATTTCAGGCTTTCTTAAACAATATTTTTTAGAATTGAAAGCATTTGTTGTATAAAAATCAATTTTACCAATAAAATCTATAATAAATATAAATAAATTTTTAAAATTATCATAAATATATGTTAATTCATCCATATACACTTGAACTACTTTATTTCTAAATTCTGTTTGTAATTCAGATAATTTAACTTGATTCTCATCCATACCTTTGAAACTTATCTTTAAATTATTCTTATTTTGTGATGATAGAGGTTTAGAAGATATATCATCAATTGAAAGATTACATTTTTCTTTAAGTAAACTATTTATATTTAAATATCTTGATTTATCTTTTAATAAATTTTGAAATCTATTTGTAGTTACACTAATTGATTTTATATTATCTTTATTTTTAGTTAATTTAAATTCAGAATCACATCCAGAATTTAAACATTCTACTACATTCTCAAAAATATTCTCAAGAATAAATATTTCATTCTGTAGTTCATCTAATTCAGGATAAATACCTTTTTTAAACAAATTACGAATTATTTGATTTGTATTTACTTTATCCATTTCATTAAAATCATATCTAGACATATATTCAACTATATTTGTTATTTCAATTTGTTTCTCATCTGACCATGAATATTTATTTAATAAATCAAATTCCTTCTCATACATCATATGAATTATATCATTAATATTGTTAAACGTGCTATAAATTCCATTCATTTCTGGTGGTTGTAATGTTTTCATTAAAATACGTTTATATAATCTTTCAATATCACATACATTAATTAACTTCAGACGAATCAAATCATAAAATCCATTATTAAGAAAAGATTCACATTCATCATATCTTTCTTTAATATGTTGTGAATTTATTAATGGATGTATCAAACATTTCTTAAAAAATCTTTTTCCTATATTTGTTTTACAATTATTTAAAAGATTTATAACTGATGATGTTTTAGAATTAGTATTATTTGATATTATATTCAAATTTGTTAGAGCGTTATTAATCAACTGAAGATATTTATTATTCTCCATGAAAACCGGCTTTTTAATACCATTTAAAATCTTTTCATTATGTTCATAAACAAATTGAATCAGATAAGTAAAACAAATTATTGCGTTATGTTTCATTTCTAGATCTAGATATTCGATTACACTTAATAATCCTGTATTATCAAATACTTTCTTAAGAACAGTTGTCTGATATGATAATTTAAAGTAATTTTCATTTATTGTATCCATCGTTTTATCATGAATACATATATTTGATGGAATACATGATACAAAATCTCTTAATAATTTATAATCAATACCATTCTCACAAAATATAATTATTTCACTCGGATTATTATTTATAATTGTCTTTAGAGTATCCTCGATATTGATTTTAGAATCTAAATCATTTGTTTCTATTATAAATGATTCATTTGTTACAACATCAACCCATGATATAGATGACATTATAATAAGAGAATTCGTTATTCTATCTTTACCTTTAGAAAAATAAACAGACATTAAAAAGTTATTCATTTCTGGATTCTTTTGAAATTCTGTGTATGTTGCTGGAGATATGATTTGCGTAACTTCTCTTTTTGGCTCTGGTGGCTGTGTTACTTGTTCTATTAAAACAATTGTAAAATGATTATTTATTAGAATATCTATAAATTTTTGTAATGTATAAAGTGGAAATCCAAGAAGATAATGATTTTTACGACTGACTTCTTCTATACTTTTATCTTTCTTTGTATATTGTATATCTAGAATGTTTGCTAAATATTTCATATCTGGTCCATCTGTTGGAGTGCCATATACTTCGAAAAAACTACCTACTTGCATTAATATTATCGTTTGAGAACCATAAATCTTTGTATATCTATTATGATAATTTAAATAATCATCAATTATAACCATACTTTCAATTTAAAAGTTTTTATCTTTAAATAATCATTTTTATTATTTAAAATTGAATTTTTAAAACATATAATCAATAAATAATTCCAGAATGACTTTAGAAAAAATAATAGATGGATTATATGATCATCAAAAAGAGGCAATCGATTGGTGTAAAACAAGACAAAAAGATAGTTTTTCTAATGAAACAGATGTTTTAAAAATCGGTGGTGGTATTTTATGTTTGACCATGGGTCTCGGTAAAACACGATCCATGTTAGTATTATCACAACTAGAAAAAGGTAATAAAACATTGATAATATGTAGTAAAACACTTTTAGACGAATGGTGCATTGAAATAAAGAAGATTTTTGAAATTGATGTATATTCTGGAGAATTGATAGAAGATAAACCAAAAGTTTTATTATTTCATCAAGAGTTTAATAAAAACATAAAGAATATGACAGATAAAGATATACTTTATTATGACATTGTTTTAACGACTTATGATGTAGTTACAAAGGGAGATTCTAGATGTAATGCTTCAGAAGAGACTTTTGTAAGAGGTTTTGAAGGATTACATAAAGATAAAATTACATCATATAAAAGAAAAACTAAACCAACTCCTGATTTAGACGGACAATCGGCTTTATTCTCTATTAAATGGGATCATATTATCACAGATGAATCTCAAAAGTTTTGCAATGATAAAACTAAAGTTTTTAGAGCAGTTTGTGCTTTAGTTGGGAAATATAAATGGTGTTTGACAGGAACACCGTGTAAAAACGGTGACAAAGATATGTGGTCTTTATTGTGGTTTTGCGGATTCGATACTGTTAATAATCCAACACATTGGAGATATAATACTTTTCAAACTTATAATTTATATAATATGCTATTTGTAAAGCAAATGAAGGATGTTCCATTAATAACATCTAAGATGCCAACAATTACTTATCATGAACATAAAGTAGATTTATCTAAAGATGAATTAGATATATATCTTTTTTATTTTAGAGAATTGTGGAGTGAATATAATAAACTTATTAACAAAACCGGTGGAGAAACATTTGCTGTTATATTAGGATTATTTCAAAGACTAAGACAAATATCTATTGCACCCTATTTACTATCTGAAAAAAGTAAAAGTAAATATAAATGTAAAAAAATACTTGATGGAGAATTACCTTCTACTGCATTAAGTTGCTCAACAAAAGAACATATTCGCAAACTTGAAGAAAAAGTGCACGATGAGAATCTAATGGGGTTTCAAAGCGCAAAAATATTAAAAATACTTGAAATTACAAAAGAATTGATAAAAAGTAAAGAAAAAGTATTGATATTTTCATCATTCTCTTGTTGTTTATATTTATTACACGGAGCACTGATAAAAGATACAAATGTAAGTATTCTAGACGGAACTACTAGCGCTAAACAAAGATCAGCGATTCTAAATATATTTAGAGAAACCGATGAAATACAAATACTTCTGTGTAATTTTAAAGTAGGAGCAGAAGGTTTAAACTTGACACAAGCGTGTCATGTTATTACGATTGAACCTCATTGGAATTCTGTTCTAGAAGATCAGGCTATAAGCAGAGTTTGGCGAAATGGACAAGAAAAACCGGTAAATGTACATAGGATAATAGCCAATGGATCTATTGAAAATCAAATAGTAAAATTATGTAAAGAAAAGAAAAGTGTGATGAATTCATATCTAAATAATAACGCGCATGGGAGACAAAAAATATCTAAATTAGATTATTACACATTAAATAAGATTTTAACAGCAACTATAAATGAATATATAGGTCGGGGAATATCTATACATGATTATAAATAAATTAACTTATTTTTTTGATATAAAAAGTTTTACATTTTATATCACTATCTTCTATCTCTTGATCTAGATCTAGATTTATTTTTATAATATATAAAATGAATATCATCATTATCTATATAAGAATAAGAATATTTTCTTTTGTAAGTATTTAAATATTTAGTAATTGCGTAGTATAAATCAATTTTATTAAGTAAAATCATATATTGAATTGGATAAATGTTTTTATTTACTTCATATTCTCCAAAATTTTCTTTGTAATATTGAAATACTTTCTTTTCTTTTTTTAATAAAATAGATGAATTATATTTAATTATATCAATTATTTCTTCTATTTTATTATTAGATTCTGAATGTTGATCTATTAAATCAAATATCATTTATTATATAAATTATAAAATTATAATATATTTAATAAAAGTCAAATGCCAATAATTTTAAATGGAAAAACAATAAATGAAATATCAGGGCCAACAATATTCACATTATTAAAACCTAAAAAAGATATGTTTGATAAGTTTAAAGTAAAAAAATTTCATTTGCCAATAGTTATGCTTTTAGGCGGTGTTCATTTTTCAAAAAACAACATTTGTAAAGATTGTGAAACAAACAAGAATTGTCAACAGATGTATACAAATAGTTTTCTAGAATTATTAGATGATTATAGTAAAAAAAAAGGAAGAATTGAATTTAATATAGAAGATTTTTATGAAGAAAAAATATTAAATCAAAAGAAAAATGATGAAGAATATTATAATGAATTAAGTCGAAAAGAAAAATTTTCATTACTTGATGAATTAAATTTTAATGTTTTACCTTGTATGTTTGAAAGAACATCAAGTAATTTTGAAAAACATTGTAAAGCCAAAAGTGAGAATATGAACTTTTATTTTATAGATCCAAGAACTAAAAGTATTTCTTTTGAACAGAATTTATTTTTTTTAGTAAGAATCTTAAGTTCTTTTATTGATTGTAATAATAATGAAGAATTAGAATTAAAAATAAAAGAAATAATTACATTTATGAATGTAAAATTATTAGAAGAACAAATATATATTATTTATTATATTTTAAAAGAAAAAAGTTTTGATGCTTTGTATCATAATAAAAAAATCAAAAAAACATTTTTTTATAAAGAATTTAAAAAGCAGACAGTTTCTCCTTTTAATTTATTTCCGTTTTGGATAAAAAATATTAATAAATATTTAGAATTAATATTTAAAGAATTAGTAAATGATGAAATTAGAAAAAGAGCGATTCATTTAATTATTCTTTTTTCACGTATATTGATCTTAAGTTCGGAAATAGAAACAACTTTAAATTCAAAAGTTATGAAAGAAAAAAATGATAAATTAAGAAAATACAAAGAAGATTTATTAATAAATATTTTAAATTATAAATATAAATTTAATATTAAAAACTTATTTGTAAATGTTACAAATGTTTTTGTTGATGTTCCTTATATTCTTAAACTATTAAATAATGAAAATCCAATAGATTGTATTTTATCAATTGGGTATCTAGGTTCTCTTCATTCATATTATTTAGAAAAATTTTTAATTAATATTATTGGATTTTATGAAAGAATAGTATATATAAACTATGATAAATTCACAGAAATTAAAAAACAAAAGCCAACAGATGTTTCAAGATGTCTAACATTTTCATCTGAAGTAATAAATGTTGATAATATTATAGATGAATATAAAATAAAAGATGGAAGAAGAAAAAAGAAAAGTAAATCAAAAAGAAAAAAGAAAAGTAAATCAAAAAGAAAAAAAGAAAAAAGAAAAGTAAATCATTAAGAAAAAAGAAAAGTTAATTAAAAAGAAAAAAGAAAAGTTAATTAAAAAGAAAAAAGAAAAGTAAATCAATAAGAAAAAAGAAAAGTTAATTAAAAAGAAAAAAGAAAAAAGAAAAATTAATTTTCAAAAACTAAACTTTTTTTTATATCTTAAATGTTAATTTAAAGAAATACATTCTATAGAATAGGAACCATTTCGGAGAGGTCTAACGAGGTCGACTTAAGATCGATTGTGTTCGCACGCGAGGGTTCGAATCCCTCTGGTTCCAAATTTTTATTTTTAAACTACTAGAAGTTTAAAAAATAGATGAATCAATATTTTAATAAAAATTGTAAATGAAATCTCAGAATATGATTATCAATTTTAAAGATTGGATTTATATTTCTTTCATTAACTAATTTCTTTTTTTCTTTATTAATAAATTTTGTAATAGAATCTTGTAATTTTATAAGATTATTATTTGTTAAAACAATATCATAGTAATTTAATTCAGTAATAATAGATGATAATTTTACAATATCATCATCTAAATCAATTTTTGTTATTCTTACAAATGGTAATACATTTTCAAAGTATTTATATTTATCAAGTTCCATATTATTATATTTTTTATTTTTTTATAATTCTTTAGAATCATTTTTATTTAGAATTCTTTTTCTACTTCTTTTAATACTTTTCTTTTTAACTTTAGAGATATAAAAAGAAGAATAAAAATTTTCTTTACAATACTTATTCCATATCTCTAGAGGCAAATCTTTCTTAGAAATACTTGTGCGATTGATATCTTTTCTTTGTAATACATATTTTTCGTTGTTTAGAGAGTCGCAATTCTTATGATCCATTATATTTTCAGCTATTTTTTTAAAACTGTCTAATTTAGCCTCTAAACTAGATATTTGTTGTTTTGCTTCGTACCAATTTTCTAAAAGATTATCTATGGTGTTATCATTCATTTTATTTATAAAGAATTAAAATAATTTAACTTTTTTCATTTTTAAAAACTAACTTAAAGACAGGCTATCTTATATAAAATATGTCATCCAAACAACAAACAGTCGCAGTAAAGAAGACCCTATCTTCTAAGAAGTCCGTTGCTACACCAGCACCTGTTCAAGCACCAGTTGAACCAACCCCAGTTCAAGAGACTGAGGTATCAGATGAAACCACAAATGATGATGGTTCCTCTGATAAGAGAAGAGTACCAACTCGTGATTCTATTATTGAATCTTTTGATGAATTGATCAAGTCAATTGAAAGTGAGATGGAGTCTTTGAGAGAAGGAGATACCAAGAACAAGGGAATCAAGTTCCTTAAGACTATGAACAAGAGATTGAAGGTTCTTAAGAACCAATCTGCTAGAATTATTAAGCAAAAGAGAGTTTCTAATAAGAAGAGTACTAATAACAATTCAGGCTTTCTAAAGCCTGTTAAGATTTCAACTGAAATGGCCAAGTTTACAGGGTGGGATAAGGAAACCCTTAAGTCGCGTGTGGATGTTACTAAGTTCCTTTGTACTTATATCAAGGATAACAATCTACAGAATCCTGTCGATAAGAGACAGATTCTTGCAGATGGTAAGTTGCAAAAGTTGCTTAAGTATGATCCAAAGAAGGAGACTGAGCCTCTTACTTACTTTAGACTTCAGAATAAGCTAAAGGGTCATTTCATCAAGGACACTGTAGAACCAGCAGTAACTGCTTAAATTTCCAAATTTTATATGTTTTTATACTAGTTTTAGTATAAAAAAGCAAATTTATAATTAATTATAATCGATATTTTATTTTCATCGCTTGTTGACGAAATTCTAAATGTCATAATATATGTAAATTTAAACATGATTTAAAGAAATGATTTTATAAATAAAAATGGAAACTTTAAATATAACTCATTTAATTGAAAAGAACTCAATCACTCGTCTTTCTAAAGACTATGAAAATAAATTGTTAATGAAAATTAAAGAAAATTTTAATGATAACCAACAACAATTATTTGTTGCTAGTTTTTATTGTTTTTTAAATTATGATTCAAAAAAAGACTTTGTTATCGACTTCGAAAATGTATGGAAATGGCTTGGATTCTCAAGAAAAGATCCTGCTAAAAGATTATTAGAAAAGTTTTTTACTAAAGATATTGATTATAAAATTTTGCTCCACCGATCGGTGGAGCAAAAAAATGAGGTTGAAAACAGGGGTGGATATAACAAAGAACAAATTTTGCTTAATATCAATACTTTCAAAAAGTTTTGTCTAAAGACTGGAACTAAGAAATCTGATGAAGTTCATGATTATTATATTAAGTTGGAAGAACTACTACAAGAAACAGTTGATGAACAAACTAATGAATTAAGATTACAATTAAGTAATAATGAACAAGAAAAAAATAAACTTGAAACAAAATTATTAGAAAATAAAAATTTACTTAGAGAAGAAATTGTAAAAAGACAAACTTTAAAGGCAAAATATGAATGTTTTTTATCTAGAAGAATAGATATTGAAAAATTTGATAAAGGTGAATGTATCTATGTTATGGGTAATGATGAATTAGATAGAATAAAAATAGGACAAACTCTTAATTTACAACATAGAGCCTCTGATTTTCATACAGATTTTCCATATCCAGTTGTACTTTATTATAAAAGATATATTGGTCATTCTAAAATAGTTGAAAAAACAATACATCATATCTTAAGAAAATTTAGAGTTTATAATTCAAAAGAATGGTTCAAAATTAAAAATCATAATATCGATATCAAAAATATATTAGATGATGTAGATGATATTATAAATTTATTTGAAAGTAAAGAAAAGAAATATGAAAATATTATCGATGTAAAAGCACATTTACTTGAAGAATTTAATGATGACGATGTGGATGATGATGAAATTTATTATGAAAAAGAAAAAGAAGTAGAAAAAGAAGTTGAAAAAGAAGAAGTAAAAGAAAAAGAAAAAGAAATAGAAAAAGAAAAAGAAATAGAAAAAGAAAAAGAAGAAGTAAAAGAAGAAGAAAAAGAAGAAGAAAAAGAAAAAGAAGAAGAAAAAGAAGAAGAAAAAGAAGAAAAAGAAGAAGAAGAAGTAGAAGAAGAAGTAGAAGTAGAGGTAGATGATGATGAAGAAGAAGTAGAGGTAGAAGTAGATGAAAAAAATAAAAATGTTAAAGAAGAAAATAAAAAAACTTGTTATGTGTGCACAAATATTTTACTTCTAAAAGATTTTGCTAAAAATCCAACAAGAAAAGATGGACATGATTCTAGATGTAAAAGTTGTACAAGACAAAAATATGCTGAGTCTAAAAAATATAAGAAAATAGTTTTAAAAAATAAAAAATGTACGAAATGTAATACTTTAAAAGTTATAGATGATTTCTACAATAGAGTTGGATCAGTCGATGGAAAATCGTCTGAATGTAAAGAATGCTCAATAGGAATGTACAATAAACGGTTTAATGAAAGAAAACAGAAAGAAACATCAGTTATTGAAATAAAAGATAAAATGTGTAAACGTTGTGAACAAACATTTAATATTTTTTGTTTTAGTAAGAAAACTGATAGTGTAGATGGATACAATCCTTTCTGTAAGACATGTGTTAGTAATTATGTTAAAGAACTAAAAACTTAATCTAAACAATGAGTTTTACAAAAAAAGGAATGAATAGTTAAACTTTCAAATAATAAATGTAAAAATATTCCTATAATGAAAAAAATTATAAAATTAATATTCAAAAATTTAGAAAAAATAATATATAAAATTAAAAACAATATACCTTCTCCAATTGATTCTAAAAATAAATTTTTTAAAGTGAATTTATCACATTTAATATATCCAGAACAATAATATTGTTGTAAACCGATAATCCCGCTAATAAAATGTTTCAAAAATCCAATCAAAAAAGAATTTAATAACATTGAATAATTAAAATATTTTAATATTATTATAGATAGTAGCAAACTGTAAAATCCAACAAAAATCAATTCTATTAAAATAATTACTTTACTCATTATATTTATATTTAAAATTGATTTTTAATTTTTTAGAAAATTAAAAAAAAATATAATATCAATGAATAGTTTAGAGTATTGCACTATCAATTATGATATGATTAATAAGTATGTAAATTTTATAGAAGATTTAATGGTATCGAATTCTATTGTAGACGGGTGTAAAATGATTACCGATTTGGAAGAATTTAGAGAGTTTCGAAAGATTAATCTGATTACTATTGGTGATGCAAGATATGTAGATATGTATTTTCATGGTAAATCTGGTAATTTTTGGGTATCTGCTTATGATTATCCAGAGGAAAATCAAGAATTAATAGACAATCGATGTTTTGTAAAAGAAGCAAGAGATGTTGGTATTTTAACATTTAATATATGTAATCAATCATAAATATTATTTAAAATTTATTACAAAAAAGTAATAAATTTAATTATATAATCACATTATAAACTTTTTTATTGCTTTTATAGATGACTTCGCCGACAACATCACCTTTGATTACGTTCTTACATTCTGTATAATCTACTCTAATATTAGGTACATTTTTATATTTTGTGTTTTGTTTGCATATTAACGCTATTTCTTTTATTGTACTTATATCTGGTAAATTATCTGTTTCACATATTACATAACAAGAAGGAAAAGATGTTAGATGAAAAAATAAATGATTATCCTTTGAATTAGATAATATAGTCCAATTTTCTTTAGCATTTCCACCTATGTTACAAACTAAATTATTTATTAAAATTGTTTTCATTATTTATTTTCTTATTTAATTTTTTATTTCAATTTTTTATTTACAAAAGATATTACTTAATGGTATTGATGCCAAAGCCCCTAAAACAAATCCAATATAATATCTACTTTTCATAGTTTTATATATTTCTAACCATTTTTTATTTTCTTCATTTGTTTTAAGATAATTTAACATATAATCAGATTTTGGCATTAACATATAGATAATTATTGCTATTCCAAGTGTCATCGAAAAGAAAAATGATATATATGTAAAAGTATTTGGTATTGATAATCTTTTAATAATCATTGATGTAATAAACATACCAAATAAAAGTCCTAATATATAATGATTACGTCTCTCAGTAATAATATTTTCATATTTTATATCAAGTTCGTCAGAAAACACGTTTCTTAAGATATTATGTTGTTCCTCTGAAACAGAAAGAGTTGCAATGCTTCCACCAATAAGCGATAAACTTAAAAGTCCAAGAATATAACAATCCATATTTTTTATTTAAAGAAAGTAAAAAATTGATTTAAAAAATTTGCAAAATGATTATTTTTCAATATGTTTACTACTGAATATAACTGCCCTTTCATATCAACACGTGGACCCAGACTTGGACAACAATGTGATAGAATCAATTGTAAAAGTCCTAATCATATATTAGAAAAAGTTAAAAGATCTCACCAAAAAGAAAGAGAAAAAGAAAAAAGACTCCATATCAGTCATTCATGTAGAGTTTATATAACTGATAATGTAGTATGTGGGCAACTTGATTGCCAAGAACATGTTCGAATATCTGATTTTCTAAATCTACCAGATGTTTTCTTTCAAATTGAAGAATCAAATCGTGATTTCTCTTATTCCTCAAGACTTATCGAAATGTACAAATATTCTATACAAAATATACCTGATGAAGAATACAAAAATGAATTTGTAAAATTTATAAACAATCATTTAGACTTATATAAGTCGATTAATAAAAAAGTAAGATGTTTATATTGTGTTTGTTTATTTTATATTTTTGATACACCTAATGCTAGATATTTCAGAAATAAATATCCTAAATTTAATAAATCTATTGGTGAAAAAATACGTGAACTCGTGGATGATAACATCCATGATAAAAATATTAGTTTTTGTATATTATATATACAATCAACTTTTACATCTGATATAACCAAAAAATACTTAAGAAAATCAAGGAATAATACTAGACGTGCATGGTTTTTGATAAGAGTGTTAGCAAAATTTAACATTCTATATCATAAATCGATTAATAGACCACCATTATATCTTGGAACGTTTGAACGAATTTTCAAAAGTCTACAAAGACTAGCAAGAGACACATACAATAATATGAATTATCTCTTGAACAGATAATACTATAACGTGTTTTGTATTAGAAACTTCGGTTGATATGTTATTTGATTTAATAAGTAGTAAATAAATATATAAGTTTTTATTTTTATACCAATACGGTATGAAAATATATCTGTAAATAAATTGATTTTTTATTTTACCTAATTCTAAAAAAAATACTACCTGCTTTGAACAATAACCATGTCGCTTTGCAAAATTTGTTACGATCCATACAATAAAAAAAGAAAAGAAATTAAGTTTCCATGTTGTGATGGTGAAACATGTTGTCATCAGTGCTTTCAGAAGTACTTACTTGAGACCAACTCGGTTGATCCTAAGTGTGTATTCTGCCAAGGTGTTTTGGCTATGTCTCATATAAATGATATTACAACTAAAGCGTTTCGAAAGGCTTATCGTGATAAACAGAATGAGATGAGATTCAGTTTAGAGCAAAGTTTGTTGTCGTCTTCGCAAGAGAAAGCAGAAAATGAACGTCGTGCTCGTGTAATTGAGAAGGAATATAAAATATCGGTGCTTAAATTGAGTATGATGAGGATGACATTAGTCGAGTTAAATAAAGAGAAAAAAAGTATACCAACTGATAACAAAAAAACAACTAAAGAGTTGAGAAAAAAGATGAGAGAAAAGATTGATAAACAGAGATTTAAAATAAAGGAACTATCTACAGATATCCTCTACATGTTCAGAAACATAAATGCTTACAGAAACGGTCGACGCGTTGCTCAGGTAAAAGATGTAGAGATAGCATATACTAGTAGACCATGTCCTAAGGAAGGCTGTAGAGGGTTCATGTCTAAAGCAAATAAGTGTGGTGTATGTGAGACATATTTCTGTGGAGATTGTAACGAGCAAAAATCTGGTCGCACTGATGATACACATGTGTGTGATGAGGATAAAAAATCGACTCATCAATTGATACTGAAAAGCACACAAAACTGTCCTAAGTGTTCAGTTCCAATCTTTCGTTCATCTGGATGCTCACTGATGTGGTGTGTAGTGTGTCATACACAGTTTGATTGGAATACGCTGAAGATACAAGTTGGATACAATCATAATCCTGAATATTTCAGATATTTACGTGAGAACAATATCACACCTGATAGAAACCCACTGGATCCAGTACAATATCGTTGTGATGAAGCACCCGATTTTTATAGAGTAACGAATGCATTTCTATCTATTCCAGGAAATAATTCAAAGTACTTGGAGTGTTATAGATATTTTCTTCATACTCGTAATATCACATTACGAGATTTGAGACTAAATCGTGAGGTGGACGACTATTCAAAACTAAGAGTCAAATATTTATTATCTGAGATCGATCTGAAGACATGGAAGCGTACATATAAACTAAGATTCAATAAAAAACAGATTGATAATGAGCGCTACCATCTCATAGATATGTTCTGTAATGTGATGAAGGATATTTTTAATAACTTCTTGACAAATAAAAACATGTCTGAACTTGATATATCGATCAGTAACTTGTTCAAGTATTCAAACCATCAACTACAGAAGATCAACGACGCTTATCAAAGCAAGAGTAAGAAATATTTTTTAGATTCAGGAGACTTTAAATAAATAAATACAGTATATCTTTATTATTTATCATAACACGCCTCAAAAAAAATTGATTTTATAAAACATCTATTTATTAATTATTTCAATCCCTATCGAACACAATGTCATTTGAAGAAATCAGAACTTATATTAACGATGCAAGAGCTTTTTATCTTGCCAGTCCCAGCCTTAAGGATGTCGCACCTGGAGATATGGAAGGTCGTCTTCGTTTATTGATTACACAAGATGTCAACGACTCTTTCACAACTGGAATGGGTTACGCCAAGATGTACTATAATGATGTTTTACATCCAAAAAACGTATATTTTGTCAAGCAAAAGGTCTTAGTCAATTCTGACAAGTATGAAATTTACAAAGACAGACAATCATCAGGTAACCTACTATCAAGTAGGTATGGTCATTACAACTTAAAAGAGTGTTACCCATCAGAGAAAGATTGTATGGAGTGTTGGAAGTATTGGTCATCCTGTTGTTCAACTGGAACTAATTCCATGTACGGAGAATGCTATGACAGTACTTGTATGGGATATATGGAAAAGAAAATGCCTGAACTCGTAGAGGGTATGAATGATGAGAATAAGATAGAAATTCTTCTTACAGTAAGAAGACTTAGACTAACAGACGAACAAGCAAGAGATTACGAGTTGGAGGATGGACAACAATTAATAAGAGAATAAATATATAAATATATAAGTATATTTTTAATTTAATGCAAATCATTTTCATCTAGATCATACTATTCTGTAAAATAGATATTGAAATCAAATCCTACATTTTGAAATATTTTTTATTCTATTTTATAATTATTTATTTTTCTTTAATTTTTATAAAGACTTTAATATGTATGGAAATTAAATTTGTACAAAATTAGTATTTTACTTTGTTGTAATAGTAATTATATTTCTAATTTTTTAAGAATATTATTCTTAAATAATTAATTTAATTTATTTAGTAGCATTTCATAATATAAGCTAGAACATAATATGGTGGAAGATTATTATGTGTTTGACTTCCACCAGTATTATTAATTGTAATACCTGTTGTACTTGAACCTGTCGTTTGATTTACATCAACATTGTCAGCTACATTATCAGTTGTTAAAGAAACGGCTGGATGTACAACATTTGGTTGATTAAAATACGAATGTGTATGTCCAGGATCTGTAATACCATGATTATGTGTTGGCATTTCATTAATTGTTAAAGTATGTAAAAC